TTGCCAGACTCAGCATTCAATCGCCAAGCAGGATGGATCGCACGAATGATGAATCGTGGGCTTGAACCTAACGAACGGCTCAAAACTTATTTCATTACACATTATAAAACACTCTTAGCGTCCACTAAGAAAGTTGTTGCCGTTGATACTACACCATCCGCACCAATCGTGAATGTTCAGCAAAGGATTGCTGACAAAGCAGCAGAACATGCTGGTGAAATTGAAGGCATGTTGGATGATTTCATGTTAGACGGATGCAAAACTCCATTTAGTGTGGATGCTTATCTCAAATCTAATAACGTTACAGCAACCGTAGCAAATAAAATTTGTGAAAAGTTTATACCGAAAGCAAAAGAAATTGCTACAGCATTGACTGACAAGGAGTTAGCTGAAGGTTACTCCAACTTCACTAAAGTTCAACTCAAGCGATATCGTGACATGTTGGATGCAATTGTATCCGAATGTAACGCATTCTCTCAGCAAAACAAACCGATCCGCAAACTTCGGAAGAAGAAAGAAAAATCTCCTGAGGTTCTTGTTGCGAAGATGAAGTACATGAAAGAACAGGGATTACTAAAGAGTATTCCACCAGAAAAGGTAATTGGTGCAAATCAATTGTGGGTATACAATACCAAAACAAAAGTCTTAGCGGTGTATCATTCCGACAACGCTAAGGGCTTTACCGTAAAAGGTAGCACACTCCAAAACTTTGACGAGAAACTTTCAATTGGTAAACGTCTCCGCAAACCTGAAAAGACAATACCAACAGTCCTTGAAAGTGGTAAAATTAAGTTGCGTAAAGTAATGGAAGAATTGACTACCATGCAACTGAACTTGACGGGTCGAATAAATGATGATACTATACTCCTTCGTGTGGAGAAATAAATGATTTTGATTGACTTGAACCAGGTGATGATTTCCAATCTCATGATGCAGATTGGTCAAAACAGCAACCAAGTGGACGAGAATCTGATTCGGCATATGGTGCTGAACAGTCTTCGGATGTACAATGTAAAATTCCGCCAAGAATATGGTGAGATGATTATTTGTGCAGATGATAAACAATACTGGCGTAGAGATTTCTTTCCGTACTACAAAGCAAGTCGGAAGAAAAGCCGTGAAGAAAGTCCTCTTGATTGGAATCTTATCTTTGAAACGCTGAACAAAGTCCGTGATGAAATCCGAGAAAACTTCCCATACATTGTTATCCAAATACCTAAAGCAGAAGCGGATGATATCATTGGATCATTGTGCCATAGGTATGGCGTAGAGTTAGTGTCCGAAAGCACTGAAAAGATTTTAATTCTATCTAGTGATAAGGACTTCCTGCAATTGCAAAAGTATGCAAATGTATATCAATACAGCCCAATGGCCAAGAAGTTTCTTGTTGAGAAAAACCCAGAACGATTTCTACAAGAACATATCATCCGTGGTGACACTGGTGATGGTGTGCCAAATTTTTTGTCCGCTGATTCAACATTCGTTACACAGACGAGACAAAAGCCTATAACAGAAAAAAAGCTAAATAGTTTTATTGGCAAGAAGCCAGAGGACTTTTGCGACGAAGTGATGCTAAGGAACTACCGCAGGAATGAGCAACTGATTGACTTATCTAAAGTGCCTGATAACATTCAATCAAGAGTTTATGAAGCATTTGATTCTACACCAAAACGTGGCAAAGAAAAGTTATTAAACTATTTCATCAAGCACCGTATGAAACTGATGATGGAACACATACAGGAATTTTAGAATGGATATTTCAAAATGGACAATCCCTGAAATGATTAAGCACATTTCGGAATTGCCTGCAAAGGACCGTGTCAATGCAGTCCAACAAATCTCAAAACTAAGACCTATACTCCGAGAAGTATTAGGCTACACATATCACAAAAATTTTAACTTTACTCTACCTGCTGGTGATCCACCATTCAATCCTATGAATGCTCCAGATAACATGGGACTGAATAGGTTACACCATGAGATGAGAAAGTTTAAGTATTTCGTGAACAATACCGAATTACACGCCATCAAACGAGAAAAAATCTTTATTGAATTACTTGAGTCCCTTTCAAAAGAAGAGGCTCAGGTTGTTTTGATGATGAAGAACAAGAAACTTACCGGTCCTTACAAGAACGTGACAAGGAAACTTGTAGAGGACGCATTACCAGACCTTTTTGCAGGAGAAGCATAGTTCCAAATGTCTAAGACAATTTCCAAAACCAACCCTAAGTATAAGAAGTTCCGAGATTTCTACGAAGAAGAGGAGTCTCCAAAGCGATCCAAACCACGGTTCCAGCAGGAATCCAGAAAGCAAAAAGACAGGTTGAGGCATGAGTTAAACAAGGGCAATTTCAGCGTGGTAGAGGAGCTGGAAGACTAGAAACCGTGTTGTTTTTACGCAACAACCTGTTGTTTTTATGATACATGATTGACTTTTCCTGTGGTGAGCGTATAATTAAACCATGATGAATGAAAAAGGAAAAGTGATGAACAAAGTTGACTTCGTAGCAGTTGAGGATGGCATGATTGAGTTTTATGCTGGTGTTGGTAACCTGGTTGTCAAATCGGCTGATCCAGCCGTTCTAGCCGATGCAGTGATTGCTGCTGGTGGTTTCACCAATACGCTGATGTCCTCGTCGTCGGTTGACTTTGCTGACGAGTACGGCTTCGAAAGCGTGGATGCTTTCTATGCAGTCTTCGATGAAGTTTGCGAGTTGGTTCGTGCAGTAAAAACTTTTGATGCTCACCTTGTTGGAGTTTAATATGATTCCCGGCTTAGACAAATACCTTGATTACATCCGTGCCGACTACACGAAATGGCAGAATCTGGACACCATAACCGATCCCACTACACTTGCGATCCGTAAGGAAATGTCTGAAGAATTTTGCTCCAACATTTCTTTAGATGTTGGCAGAAACTACATTAAAGTTTGCACTGGTCGCAAAGGCAACGGCCGTTCGGTCCACTCTTTTGTGTGCCTTCGTGACATGGGCAAATTCACCAAAGGTGACATTCTCAAAGCAGCAGGATGGAGTGCACCAGCCAAAAATTTCGCACGAGGTAATGTGATGGCTGGTAATTTTGGTACCATTTCTTGGACTGGAGCGTAATCATGATGACGGATCGTGAAGTTTTTTCTGGTGTGATGATGATTTTTTGTTTGACAATCGTCCTTCTGGTGACTGGTGTGATTTAATGCCAAACTATAGGCATTTCTGCAAGGAATGGGACTTCCTGGAAATAGACCAGGATGATCCTGAATATGAAGCATGTATATGCAACATAGATTCGGATGGTCTTGGTCCTCAATTTCATCCAGGTGATAGAGTTCATGTAGGACCTAATGGCATGGAAGCAACCATAATTAAGCAACAATTATCCTATGACGGACCTGAATCTTTTTGGGGCAACGTGGTACTATTATATGATGACGGTATTAAAGGAGTGAGCAATTCATGGCAAGTGAAGAAAATTTCTTAGACGAGGACGGTTATCCTACTGAAGCAGCACTTGCCAAAATTGCCAATTGGCACTACAATGATGATACTGGCTGGTTTGAGTTTATAAAAGAACTTTGGCATTTGAAAGAATATGGATGGGAAGAAAAGACTGTACCTCATCCATGGAAAGAAAATACCACTGTTTATCAATATCATATCAGTACCGCTGGTTGGTCTGGCAATGAAGATATTATAAGAGCAATGACAAAAAATCATGTGCTCTGGAGTATTTGTTGGGTGCAATCTCGGCGTGGTGGCCATTATATTTTTGAAAAATGGAAAATAAAGTATGAATATACCGAAATTGATTCTTGAAGGTAAAGTTGCAATTCTGATTTCACGTGGCTACGGTGCAGGTTGGTATACATGGCACTATGATAAACGATTGCTATTTGAACCAAAGATTGTAGAGATGTTGGATGATGGCGCTGATCCTCATGAAATTAAATCATACTGTGAGAAAACATATGGTGATGAACTTTATTACGGTGGAGTTGATGGATTAGAAGTTCATTGGTTACCTATAGGCACGCAGTTTAAGATTGATAATTATGATGGTGCAGAAACTTTAATAATTTCTGATGATGTGCGTTGGATTACAGCATAAGTGTTATAAATAAAATACTATGAACAAACTATCCAACAGACCCACAAGCATTACAAGTTATCAAGCCGATATCACGGCTGAGAATTGCTCACGCCCATTTTGGACAGGAGCAATTATGAGGGGTTGACAAAGGAAACAAATTGTCGTAAAATCAACCCCTAGCCTCAAAACTAGGGGTTTTGTTTTCTGTAGTAAAAAAACAACAGTGTTGACAAGCAGTATAAAGTAGCGTAGAATAGATTCTGTTGTGAGATTCAAATACGTTTGGATCGTGAAGTAAAGAGTTCCTTAATAATTTAGCGTACCAATACCAGGTTAGCTCAGAGGTAGAGCAGTGGATCGATAATC